TTTTTTATTTAATGAAAAAAGATACGTTTTACTTTTCGCACGATTACAATGCACACAATGATGTGAAGATTCTTTTCTTAAGGCAGCAACTTGGAATGGAAGGTTATGGCATCTACTGGTTTTTAATTGAAGCACTTGCTGATTCAGGTGGCATATTACCTTTGAAAATTGTTCCAGTACTATCAATGCAGATGCATACAACAGAAGTTAAGGTTGAAGCAGTAATCAAGCAATTTGATTTATTTGATGTTCACGAAGAATCTTTTTTTAGTCAGCGTTTATTATCTCATTTAAACATTAGAAAAAATCTATCTGAACAAGGCAAAAAAGGTGCTGAATTAAGATGGGGAACAAAAGAAAATGGGGTGGCTAATGGGGTGGCTATTGGCATCCCTAATGCAAAGGAAAGGAAAGGAAAGGAAAAGAAAGAAAAGGAAATTAAATTAAATGGTAAAAAGTATTTAAATACAGATTTTAATGAACTTCCAAATCAATATTTTCAGGCAATTATTGAACAGATGAAAATTTTAAAACAAACTGATGTCAACAGGAATCAAATTGAATCACTTTGGGAAGCATTTAAATTAGAAAAATTAACTGGCGAAATTTATTACAATAACGAATCCGAAGTTTACAAATATTTTGTAAATTGGATTAAAAACCAAAAATTTGAAACAAATGGAAAATCAATTGCAGACAAGAAGATTGATGCCTATTCAGAATGGCACAACAGATATAGTTAATATCTTATTGTCAAAAAAAATTACTGATGCTACTGATGGCGAAATTCAAGACAGATTGCTAAAGACATTCCTACTTGTAGGATTAAGGATGCAGCACTATCCTGACAAGTTACACAACCAGTTTCTGATTAATTACATCAGGAAAGAATACGGTCACAAAACGCTGGATGAATTACAACTGGCATTTGAATTAGCAATTAAGCAAGAACTTGATATTGATGATTGTAAAGTGTATGACAATTTCAGCATTGAATATCTTGTGCGAATTATGAATGGTTATCGTTTGTGGCTAATTGCCGAAAACAAAAAACTTGTAAAGATGGATGATATTGAAGTTGATGTTATAATAACTGAACGTGATAAAGTAAATGATATTGAAACATATCTGAATCGTACTGATTTAAATCTTCGTAATCTGCATTACATACCATTGTACATATACGATTATATGATTGAACTAAAATGGTTAAATCAAACAGATAAACAAAAATCAATTATGTATAAAAGGTGTTTGCAGTTGTTTGAAGAAAAATTATCTTTTAAAGCATTAACACTTGAATCATCTGATGTTCAGGATTACAATAGATTTATGAAACAAAAGGCAGTTGGATTTATAGATATTAGTGATGATTTTGTTTTTCAAATTGAGTATATGTATAAGCGTTTATCTGTACTTGATTACATTGTTAATTACCAAAAAGAAAAAAATGAAAAATAAAATTCAAAAAGTTATAAATTTTAGTGGTGGAAAAACTTCTGCTTATATGACTATAACAGAATATGAAAAAGGTGATTTGGTTTTATTTTGTGATACTGGTCGTGAGCATCCTAAGACTTATAAGTTTATAAATGATTTTGAAGCATTTGAAAATATTCCAGTTATTAGATTAAAATATGAAGGTGGCTTTGAAAAGTTAATTCAAAAACGAAAAGCAATACCCAATAATTTTAAAAGATTCTGCACAATAGAATTGAAAATAAAAACTGCAAGAAGATATTTGAGAAGTTTAGGTATAACTAAATATATTAATCTTGTTGGTTTTAGATTTGATGAACCATTGCGTGTTAATAGAAGGAAAAAAATGTGGAAAGATGTAGAAGATTATTTTCCTTTATTTGAAAAACAAATAGATAAAAATATTATTAATGATTACTGGAAAAATAAAAGTTATAATCTTGAAATCCCATCAATTTTAGGTAATTGCACATTGTGTTTTATGAAAGGTAAAAATGCTATTATAAATATTTTATCTTTATATCCTGAACTTGCTGATGAATGGATTGCTGATGAAGAAAAAATGAAACCATATCAATATTTTCAAAATATAAGTATGAAACAAATGAAACATATTGCGCAAAACAATTTATTCAAAGAACAAGATTTATCACAAATAACACCAGCATTTGATTGTGCTTGTACTTCTTAACTTATGAAATATATTATAGGTTACAGACCAGTTGCTGTATACAATTGTTCTAACAAACAATTAATTGGTATTTTTAAATACAAAGTTTTGGTGGCACGATATATTTTTAAAAATTACAACTGCGATAAAAATCATTCAGTTGAATATTGTTTGAAAAGAAATGGCAGAATATTAAAAGATTTAAAATTTGATTTTAAAGTTGCTTTGCGATATGCAAACGAAGAACAGATACAAATGCTTGGAACTGAAGATTACATTATTTTAAATGATTACAATAAACCTGAATCAACACGAATGAACGGATTTAATTATTCAACATCAAAAATCAATAAAAAATGAAAAAACAAACAGCTATTGAATGGTTAATTGAAAAATTAAATGAACCACAATATCCAGAAGATATTCCGAAATTTATTAATCAAGCTAAAGAAATGGAAAAGCATCAGATTGCTGATGCTTACGAATCAGGTCAGAATGAAACAGCCAATGGTTATTACATTAGATTAGGCGAACAATTTTACAATAGAAATTATGATAAAACGAACTGATGCAAATCACAAAAAAATTATTGACCAGTTAAGACAAATACCTAACTTATCAGTTTTTAGCACACATACAATTGGAAAAGGATTTCCTGATATTGTTGTTGGATTTAAAAATAAAAACTATCTGATTGAGATTAAAGATGGTGATAAATTCAAATCACAAAAGAAACTTACTGCTGCTGAAGTTAAGTTTCACTTTGATTGGTATGGTCAGGTTTCAATCTGTGAATCAGTATCTGACATTTTAAAAGTAATTGGTTTTACATTTTTTTAATTTGGATTTAAAATTGTTGTAAATTTGATAAAATGAATCAATGTAATGATTATGTTGAACAGATTTATTTGAATCCAAAAGTTAATGAACTAATTTCCAAGATAGAACCAAAAGAACTTCAGGATGATTTGCGACAAGAAATGGCTATTGTGTTATTAACTTACGATTGCAAAAAGCTAATCAGAATATTTGAAGAAAATAATCTTATAGCATTTGCATCACGTATTGTGTGGAAAATGGGAACACTTCAGAATGGCAACTTTTACCGTACCTACCGAAAAAAAGATTTAAACAAAGCATATGAATATATGCAATCACTTGTACAATCAAAAGATGATTTATCTTCTGTAAAATATGCAAAGAAAATATTAAATGAAAAACTATTATCAAACGCTAATGATGCACACGAATCAATGATATTTTCAAAGTATGTTGAACTTCGTAGCTGTCAAAAGGTAGCAGATTTTTTTAATATTCCAAGATTACACGTGCATCAGGTTGTGAATAAGACTAAAAAAGAATTAAAGGATTCAATAAAAAAACAATGGTAATAGTATTAGCAGCATTTTTTTTCAGTTACTACTTCGTTAACGTGGCTGGAATACCTAACTGGATTAAGGCAAAAGCAAAGATGAAGGTTGGCGCAAGAATTAAACCATTTGATTGTGTTACTTGCTTATCAGTTTGGGTTGCAGTTGCGTTATACTTCACACCTGATTACATCAATTACTTTATGGCAGTAATATTTGGTGCTGGTTTCATCGGAAATAAAATAAAATGAAAATAGTACAAATGAGATTTCCTAATGAATCATATTATTTGGAAATTGAAATAGACTGGAATAATTTTAGAATAGAAAATATATTTGAAGATGAATATTTTGGCTGGTACGAATCAACTTATGTTGCAATAAAAAAATCATAAAATGAAGATATTAGGTTTATCACATCCACATTCAGGTTGTGGCTTTCACCGTGTGGTGCTGCCACTTGGATTTATGAACGATGTAAGTGGATTTGTAACTAATATTCCAACAGATGATGTATTAACGCAAAAGTGGGATATTTTATTGTTCAATCGAATTAGCCAGTACGATAATAATTTTGATGAAGTACGTAAGCAGATTGGCTGCAAGATAGTTGTTGATATGGATGATGATTGGATATTACCAAGCAACCATATTAACTATTATGATTATCAAGAATTAAATTCAAGAATTGAAAAGAATCTGCGAGATGCTGATTTAGTTACTTGTACACACGAAAGACTGGCAAACAGAATAAGACCTTATAATTCAAACGTGCAAGTCTTTCCTAATGCTATTCCATTTGGTGAGCATCAGTATCACGATAATAAGAATAATTGTGACAAAGTAAGAATCTTTTGGTGTGGTGGTGTTACTCACGAAGCTGATATGGAAATTTTAAAAAATCCTATCAGGAAATTAAAAACGCATCAGCACAAGATTCAAATGGTAATCGGTGGTTATGATGATTCAAATGATATCTCAAAATTCATTTGGGATAAAATGGTTTCATATTTTACTGCATCAAAACAATTGCCACACGAAATTTTAAAAGGAACTTCACCTGATAAGTATATGAATATGTACAGCAATGCAGATATTATGCTTGTGCCATTATTATCATCTGATTGGGCTGCTGGTAAATCAAATCTTAAACTATTAGAAGCAGCTACAAAGAAAATACCAGTAATCTGTTCAGCAGTAGAACCATACATTAATGACATTGATGCACCAGTATTTTGGGTGCATAATCAAACTGATTGGAATAAACATTTAAATTTGTTAATAAATAATCCTGAAATCAGAAAAGAATATGGCGAAAAAATCTATCAATGGGCAAAAACAAAATACAACATCTTCGATGTTAACACTTCCAGAAGAAAAGCATTTGCAGACCTTATTGCTTCATAAACACATTTATGATATGTTTGAAAAGACTGGTGAACTTGTTAACTTTCACCCACATATCAGAAAAGAAGTTGCTGATGCATATCGTGTAGAGCATCCACATTTCCACTACAACGATAATTGTACTGCTTGTATTTGCGAAATGATTACAACTATTTACAGATATTATAATTCAAAAACAATATGAACATTTTTACTCACGGAGGTGCAACTGGTGACATCGTGTTTTCACTTCCAACAATTAAAGCAATGGGTGGTGGTAAACTAATCATTCATTCATTTCATAAACAACGATATGAATCAATCAAGAAGTTAATTGAAGTACAAGATTATATTGATTCAGTTGAATGGTCTGATTATAAGTTTGGGGATGCAATAGATTTAGATAAGTTTCGTGTTCATGCTGGACATCATCAAAATTTAGTTGAAGCACATTTTAAAGGACAAAACATACCAATAGATAATTCTTGGAAAGATGGCTGGTTAACTTTGCCTGATAACCAAGTTATGCTAAATGGAATTAAATATGCAGTAATTAATCGCACAACAAATTATGCTGACCCAAATTTTGATTGGTCAAAAGAAGTTGCATATTTAAGAACAATTGCAGATGAAGTATTTTTTATTGGATATCCTGATGAATATCTTTTGTTTAATCAAAAGTTTGGAACTGATATTAAATATTTTTCGTGTGATTTTTTAGAAGGTGCATATTTGATAAAAAATGCAGTAATGTTTACTGGTTGCTATTCGGCATGGTCAACGATTGCAATGGGATTAGGGTTAACTTACAGAATGGAACAAGCACCAAATCACACTTGTTCTTCATTATTAATGCCACGTGAAACAATTGTAAATGTATAGTCAAGCAAACCAAGATGTATTTGTGTATCATATGATGAATCACAAGAAAGGCACATATCTTGAAATAGGTGCATCGCATCCAATTTATATTAACAATACATACTTGCTTGAAGAAAATGGATGGTTAGGTATCAGCATTGACAATGACAGCCAAAACAAAGATGTTTGGAATGAGAAACGCAAGAATCCGTTAATCATTACTGATGCAATGACATTTGATTATTCTAAATTAAATCAAATGTATTTTGACTATCTTCAGTTAGATATCGAACCACCATTGAACACTTACAAAGCATTGCTTCGTGTTATGGAATCTAAAAAGGAATTTGGCATTATAACATATGAAACAGATTCTTATTTTGATTCAACATTTGTAGAACCATCAAGAAAGGTGCTGCAAGATTTAGGATATACGTTAATTCTGCCTGATGTACAATGTTCTTTTGGTGCTTTTGAAGATTGGTACATTAATGAAAAATACATTGATAAATCGCTTATAAATACTTTTAAATGAAAATAACTAAACTAAAATCAAATCCAAATAATCCAAGAATTATTAAAGATGATAAGTTTCAAAAACTTGTAAAATCAATTAAGGATTTTCCACAAATGATGGATAAAAGACCAATCGTTTGTGTAACTGATACTGATGGAAAACTATATCCATTAGGTGGTAATATGCGTTTAAAAGCATTGCAAGAATTAAATTATAAAGAGATACCTGAAAACTGGGTTACATTAGCAGATGAATGGAGTGTTGAACAAAGGAATGAATTTGTAATTAAAGATAATGTTGGATTTGGTGAATGGGATTGGGATGATTTAGCGAATAACTGGGATGCTGATAAATTAGAAGAATGGGGTTTGGATATTCCAAACTTTGAAGAAACTAAACTTGAAGCAGAAGAAGATGATTATCAAATTCCTGATGAAATTAAATCTGATTTTGTATTAGGTGATTTAATAGAAATAGGGGAACATCGTTTGCTTTGTGGTGATAGTACAGATAGCGACCAAGTGGCAAAGTTAATGAACGGACAAAAGGCTGATATGGTATTTACTGACCCGCCGTACAGGGTATCTTTTCAAGGGCAAAGGATAAGTAATACAACTAAAGATGGAGTTGTAATACATGGACACAAGGGGGCAAATACAAAGCATGATGAGATAGAAAATGATTCTTTAAGTGAGGATGATTTTAAAGATTTTATGGCAGGGGTATTAAATAACCTTTTTATGTTTAATAAAGGAGCATGGTATATCTGTTTCGCTTATTCTGAATTACAACTACTTTTAAATAGTTTAATTGATGCAGGGTACAAGTGGAAAAATATAATTATTTGGATGAAGAACCAAGCAGCTTTATCAAATATGGATTATAAAAGTCGGTATGAACCAATAATATATGGACAGCCAGGAAGCTGTTTTTATGGTGAAAGGTATAAGCAAGAAGATATATGGGAGTTTCAGAGAACATTAAAGAATGACTTGCATCCAACAATGAAGCCGATACCGCTTATTGAAAATGCTTTAAATAATTCAAGCAAAGAAGGAATGACAGTATTAGATTTATTTTTAGGTTCAGGTTCAACAATGGTTGCTGCACATCAATTGAATCGTAAATGCTACGGAATGGAATTAGATGAAAAGTATTGTCAAGTTATAGTTGATAGGATGATGAAACTTGATTCAACATTAGTTATAAAAAGAAATGGATTGCCATATGAAAAAACACACTAAAATATATTTCCAGCATTTTGGATATGGTGAACAAGATTTTATTCCGTGTGAATTATGTGGCGCAAGAGCAGTTGATATCCATCACATTGATGCACGTGGGATGGGTGGTGCTGAAGATAAAGATACAATTGAAAACTTGATGGCATTATGTAGAAAGTGCCATATTATTTATGGTGATATAAAAAATCAGGTGCAATTTTTGAAGCATATTCATTTGAAAAAAATAGCGAAACAATAGCGATGCCAAATCCACAAAACATAGAAAAACATAAATTCAAAAAAGGTGTTGTTCAGAATCCCAATGGCAGACCAAAGAAGTTTACAACGCTGCTTCGTGATTCAGGATATCGTATTGCAGAAATCAATGATACTATTCAAGTTATGCTTCAAATGACTATTGATGAACTTGCTGATGTTTATAAAAATCCACAAGCAACAATACTTGAAAAGACAATTGCTGGTGCAATGAAGAAATCGCTTGAAAAAGGCAGTTTATATTCCATTGATACATTACTCACACGTGTGTACGGAAAGCCAAAGGAAACGGCTCAAATCACCACAGATAACAGAATTGAAATCGTTTACATAGAAGGTAAAACCATATTATGATTCAAATACTTATATCATTATCAATATCATTAATAATTTCAGTCATTTGGGCAATTGGCATTCATAATTCAAAAGACAGTTGGAAACAAGATAATGATGATACTTTATTTCCATAATTATGAGAATTGAATTACCAAGACCACATATTAACCAGCAAAAGATTCTTGATTCAACTTCAAGATATCGTGTTGTGTGTTGTGGTCGAAGATTCGGTAAATCAGAATTATCACAGATTGAAATTATTAATTCAGCATTAATCGGAAATACAGTTGCTTATATCACACCTACTTACCAACTTGCCAAAACATTCTTCAATCAATTAATAAAGGTTGTTCCATTTGAAAACAACAAATCAGATTTGATTATTAACTTTCCTAATGATGGTCAGGTTATGTTCTTTACTGGTGAACGATTAGATTCTTTACGAGGTCGCAAATTTCACTTGGTTGTGATTGATGAAGCATCATTCATTCCGAATCTTGAAGATGGTTGGCTGAATAGTATCAGACCAACATTAACTGATTACATCGGTAAGGCATTGTTCCTATCAACGCCAAAAGGCAAAAACTATTTTCATTCATTATTTTTAAAAGGTGTTTCACGTGAATCAGACTGGGAATCATTTAAGTTTACAACCTTTGACAATCCTTACATTGACAAACACGAAATACTTGATGCACAGAATCAAATACCAGCAGCAGTATTCCAGCAAGAATATCTTGCAGATGCAATGGAAAATGCATCTAATCCTTTCGGCAGTCAGCATATTAATGATTGTGTAAGACAACAATCAAATAAAGAAGCAATGTATTTTGGAATTGATTTAGCGAAATCATTTGACTGGTCAGTTATAATCGGTCTTGATGTTGATGGTTGCGTTGCACATTATGAACGATTTCAAAAGGATTGGAAGTCAACAAAGGAACAGATTATTAAACTTGATAAGAATAAACCAATAGTAATTGATTCAACTGGTGTTGGTGATGCTATCACAGAAGATTTGCAGAAGCATTTTAATTCAATGTATGGGTTTAAATACACTGCATCCAGCAAACAACAACTGATGGAACTACTTGCTTCTAAAATACACAAGAAAGAAGTATTCTATCCTGCAGGTGCAATCAAAGAAGAACTTGATGTGTTTGAATATCAATTCACAGCTACTGGTGTAAGGTATAATGCACCATCAGGATTCCACGATGATTGCGTAAATGCTTTAGCTTTAGCTGTCAAGTGTATGAATGAACATAAGTATTCAGGTGTGTATCGTTTTATATAATGTAGGTTATATTCTACATTACCTTCGTTTTTGTGGATAATAATGGTTATATCATACATTGCAAATATATTTTTTCAAAAAAAATCCATTATATAGTATGAAGATTTCAATCGGAAAGTTTCAGGAACTTTACAACATCAGTCAAATCGAAGGTACTGAAGTTGAAAAGTCAATGTTATTGGTGCAATGTCTTACTGGCAATACACAAGAACAAGTTGATGCAATGCCTGAAAAAAAGAGAAATAAACTTATTGACAATATTAATGGTGCGTTTCAGGAATTTAATAAGCAAACTGAAAAAAGTAAATCAAAATCAATAATTAGATTGAATGGTAATTGGTATCGTTTGAATTATAATTTAGCAAAGCCACCAATGAACGCTGGTAAGTATGTTGAAATTGCTACTTATTCGCAAGACATAATTGCTAATATGCATCGTATTATGGCTACAATGTGTACACCAATTAAATTGACATTCAAAGGATTTGTGAATACTAAAAAAGAAATAGACCATAGTATATTATCAGATGAAATGCTTGATTATGATTTTGCTGCTGCATATCAATCGTGTGTTTTTTTTTACGCAGTTTTCAGCAAATCAATTCAAAATTCACCTATTTATTTCAAGAGCATAACGCCGATGAAGAATCAGATGGAAACAATTCTAATGAATTTACACGAAGTTATGGTTGGTTATATAACGCAAAAATGGTTTCAGAATTTGAAAATATCAGCATAAATGAAGTGTGGGATTTAGGCGTTTTTCAGTTTCTGAATGATTTAAGTTATCTAAAAATGAAACGAAGAATAGATGATGAACAAGAAAAAAGACTGTTAAAGAAAAATGGACATAAATAAATCGCAAAAGGTTAATCTTGATTTCTTAAATGATACTGGAACAAGTCAGTATCAAAAGATTGATATGAAAGGCGTTGATAAGATTCTAATTGAATATGCTAATAAGTTTAAAACAAATCTTGTTGCATCAATTAAAACACATCAAGTTACTGCATCAGGAAGAATGCAATCTGATGATAACTTATATTTTAAGTTGATTGAAGAAAGTGATGGTAGCAAGACACTTGATTTTTATATTGTTGAATATGCGAAGTATGTTGACAAAGGTGTCAAAGGTTGGGGAAGCAGTAAGAATGCACCATCATCACCTTATTCATACAGCAATCCAGCAAAGACATCAAGCAATGGTGAATTTAGAAGAAGCATAAAGGAATACATTGAATCAGGTAAAGCAAAGGTTCGTGTTTCTGATATTAGAAAATATGGTGCAGTAGGTGGTGAAAAAAAGAAGTTATCGTTGATTGATGCTAAAGTAAACAAGTTAATGTACTTGATTCGTAGATTCGGAATCAAGACAACTAACTTTCTTCAACAACCAATTGATGAATCGTTTAAGGGATTGGAAACAAAAATTGCAGATGAATTTGCAGTTAATATTTCAGTTAAATTATTTAAGTAATGGCAATTAATTTTGTATCACCATCAGGTGAAGTTTCAATTCAGGATGATTTATGGCACGTTGCATCATCCAGCAATTCAGGTCAAACTGATTTTAAATTTGTCTTTGATGTGTATTATAAAGGACAACAGTTAGTTAGAACAAAGGTATTTCCTGACCCATTATCAGGTAAAGGATATTTTAACGCATCGCAAGTTGTACGTAATGAAATTACTTTTAATTATTTTAAACCATTGCAAGGTGACAACATATGTATTTCACAACCATCAACATCAGGTCAGATTGGTTTAACATATCAAGTAAGTGTTGGCGAAGATTTTAGTGGCATTACAACACTAAATTTAGCATCAGGAAATACAACTGCTTATAATTATATTCCACCAGTATTTAATCGCAGAAAATTAAAATTAGATAATTGGAACAATAGATTCTTATCAAATAGACCATTAAAATCACTAAAACATAATTTAACAGATAGGGTTTTGATTGGTGTTAAAAGTTTAGTTAATGGTAGGTATTTTAATGTAAGAGCATATAATGATTCAAATAATATGATTTGGCAAGAATCATACTTATATAATCAAACACCAACTGGTAATCCATTTTTACAACTTGATGTTGGTGGTACTAATATTAATAATGTACTTTTTTCATATCAGTTAACAAATGATGTAAATTATTGGGAAGTTGGATTTGATAATACTATTACAGAATATGTAAGAATTTATAATGAATGTAATAATAAATACACACCAATATTATTACATTTTATAAACGCATTTGGAATGTTTGAAACGGCAAGGTTTCAACTTGTTAATAAATTATCAATGGATTTGGAACGAAAGACATATGCAAAGCGTGATTATTCATTTAATGGAAATTCAGTTGATTATTATGATGCAAATAATGTTTACAATGAATCATCAATTAATTATGGCAGCAAAATAGATTGGAAGTATCATTTAACAATGAATTATCCATCAGATGCAGAATATCAATGGTTAAATGAATTAATTATATCACCACAGATATTTGCTGAAATAGATGGTGCATTTTATCCAGTTTCAATTATAAATACAAATTACGAATATTCAAAGAATGTCAATAATGGCTTAAGAGCATTTGAAATTGATATTGCAATGAATCAAACAAGATACGGATATAGAAGATGACAAGACTATTTATTGAAAATAACGAACTTGATATTCAACAAGATTTTTCGCAGCAGATAACATTTGCTGTTGATGATTTAAACAATCTTGATAGCAAATCAACTTCATTCAGCAAAACGATTATTCTTCCAGCAACTGCAAATAATAATCGTTTACTTGGGAATATATTTGAATTTTCAAATAGCAATTTTACTGATGATACGCAAAGCAATGTTCTTTATAATTTTAATGCATCAAAATCAGCTAAAGCAAGAATTGAAATAAATGGAATGCAAGTAATGAAAGGTGTGTTAAGATTGCTTGAAATTGTAATAGATGGTAACAACATTGATTATGAAGTTGCTTTATTTGGCGAACTTGGTGGCTTTGTTTCAAAAGTAGGTGCAAAGAAATTAACTGATAATGATAATGGTGTTGATGATTTAGATTTTAGTAATTATGACCATACATATAACATTACTAATATTCTATCAACTTGGGATGATGTTGTTACTTATCCAATAACAACTTCAACAACATTTACTGCATCTACTAAAAAAATAAAAATATCAGGACAAATATTAAATCTTCAAATTGGTGCAACATTTTCATTAACTGGTACTGCTTCAAATAATAATACTTTTACAATTACTGATATATTCATTCAGCCAATAAGTATTTTTAGATATACAGAAATAACTGTTGCTGAAAATATAGTAAATGAAACAGACAGCAATTTTACATTAACATATAATCGTTTACTTGGTATTGGTTACATTTATCCATTGATTGATTATGGCAATTGTAGTTATGATATTCCAACAAATAATCCAACATATTTATCAAAAAAAGATTATCAATTAAAAGCATTTAGACCAGCTTTCTTTGTTAGAGAAATAATAAGCAAAATAATTGAAGATGCTGGATATACATTTTCATCAAACTTTTTTAATACTAATTTTTTCAGAAGGTTAGTTATTCCAAATAATTATAAAAATTTATCAAGAAAAGATTCTGTAAATTATGTATCAGGTTCAACTAATATAAATCAAACTATAAATGCAAGTACTGCAAATCAAAAGAATATTTTATTTAATAGTCCAACTTTAGCTGCAAATATTAGTTACAATTCAACAACTGGTTCATTTCAATATACTGGCACAAATCCAATAACAATAAAAATTACAATTAATTTAAACTATACATTTTCAAGAATATCAGGAAGTGGATTTATTTATTTTAATACAACAAGTGGACAAGTTTGCAATATTCAGACAAATGTAGGGACATATAATGCAACATCAACTGGAATTATTACATTAAATCAAAATGATAATTTCTCATTAGTTTACGCAATAAATTATAATCCATATTCAGGTAGTGCATCATTAACTATAAATTCAGGTGCAAGTATTTTGATTGAAAATGAAGGTGCTGAAAATATACCATATCAATTAGGTGATACAATTAAGATGAATGATTTATTACCAAAAAATGTACTTCAAAAAGATTTCTTTACATCTATTTTAAAGATGTTTAACCTAATGGTTACTGAAGATAAATTTATTGATAGGCATTTGATAATAGAACCTAATGTTGATTTTTACAATACAAATAGCAGCACATATTTAGATTGGTCTGATAAAGTTGATAGAAAACAACCTATAAAAATAAAACCAATGTCAGAAGTATCTGCAAGATATTATACGTTAAAATATAAAGATGATACTGATTATTATAACGACAAATATAAAAAGCAGTACAATGAAACTTATGGGACAAGAACTTATGATAATCAACTTGAATTTGCAAAGGATACAGAAACAACTGATGTAATATTTGCACCAACACCATTAGTTGGTTATGCTAATCGTGATAAAATAGTTTCTTCTATTTTTAAATTAAATAATAATGTTGAAGATTCAGTTGAATCAGTAATCAGGATTTTGCAAGTTAAAGTTATAAGTGGTGTTGATTCTTGGAAAATACTTAATAACACAACTGTATTGTCAACTGAAACAAGATATTGTTACGCTGGGCATTTTGATGACCCTGATGTTCCAAATGTAGATTTGAATTTTGGTATTCCCAAAGAATTGTATTTTTCTTTGGTATCAGGTGCATTATCTAATAATCTATTCAATGCATACTATTCCAGTTACATTGCTGAAATTACTGATAAGGATTCACGATTAGTCACTTGTAAAATGAAATTTAAAGAATCAGATATTTATAATCTTGATTTTGGCAGATTTGTATTTGTTGATGGTGTCCTTTATAGATTAATAAAAATTGTGGATTATTCAGATAACAACATTTGCGAAGTACAATTACTTCGTGTTATTTATACAACATATTAAAATGATTATTAAATATTTTGACAATTTTAATGGTGTATGGCAAGATATAACTGGAACAGTTGGTTCATCATTAGTTATAACTGAAAATGGATTTGAATCATTGCAAATAAATAAAAAATACATTGTTGCATTAACACAATCAGGAACAGATGACCCAATTGTTACGACAACATATTTCAACACAATCGGAAGTATAACTTGGACAAGATTAAATACTGGCGAATATAATGGAAATCTAACTGATGCATTCATTGGCAATATGCCAAAAATAGAAGGTTCAATAGGAATGATTGATTCAAGTGTTATTAGATATTTTTCATTATATAAAACTAATAATAGTAATGTCTGTTTAAGAACTTGGCTATCTGATGGTTCAACGCAATCTGATGATATTTTAAAGGAAACAACAATAGAAATTTCAATATATTAAAAAATGGCAAAAGTAAATACAGAAGTTGCAGTTAAGATTAATGTTGATGTTGCTGGTGCAGAAAAAGAAGTTAAATCGTTAACTGAAGAAATTAATAAGTTAAAAGAATCATTAAAAAATTCTTCTGAAGGTTCAGATGAATATGCTGATAATTTAAAAAAATTAGCTGATGCAGAAAAGAAACTTGAATCTGCACAAAATAAATTAAATGATGGCTTAAAAGAAAATCAGAAGGAAGCAAAGAAATCGCAATCTGCTAATAAAGGATTGATGGATGTGATTAAAGGATTAGGTATTGTTTCAGTAATTAGTGCTGGGTTTGATATGTTCAAAGAAGCATTAATGAAAAATCAAAAGGTTGCTGATGCTGTTGGTGCTGTAATGACAACTATTGAAAATGTACTTGGTGCATTGGTTGAAGTAATCAGTAATGTAATAACAAAGGTTGGTGAATCATCAAATGGTTTTGAAGCATTGGGTAAGGTTGTAATGGGTGCAATCAATCTTGCATTTACACCACTTAAACTTACATTTTATGCAATTAAATTAACTATTCAGGAAGCACAATTAGCTTGGGAAGATTCTTTTTTTGGTGATAAAGACCCAAAGGTTATTAAGGATTTGAATGAACGAATTACTGAAACAAAATCAAACATAAAAGAAGTTGCAGATTCTGCTGTTGAATCAGGTAAAGACATTTACAACAATTTCGGTGAAGCAGTTAAATCTGTTGGTGATGTTGTTAGTGGTGTTGTTGATGGTGCAAGTAAAATTAATGTCAAAGCAATTTATGAGAATTCAAAAGCAATTATATCTTTAAAAAATACAGCTAAAATTGCACAAGCAGAACTTCAAGGTTTAGTTGAACAATATGATAGACAAGCAGAGCAATTAAGGCAGATTCGTGATGATGAAAATAAATCGATTGAAGAAAGAATCAAGGCGAATGAAGATTTAGGAAAAGTATTAGAAGAACAAAAGAATGCAATGGTTTCTTTGGCTGACCAAAAGATTGCAGCAGCACAAGCAGAATTAAATTCTAATAAATCAAGCATTGAATTTCAGGTTGCATTAAAAGAAGCATATAATGAACGTGCTGGTGTTTTAGCACAAATAACTGGATTAGAATCAGAGCAAAAAGTTAATGCAGTTGCATTGAACAAAGAATTGCTTGAATTAAACAAACTTCGTTCACAATCTGATATCCAGTTGGCATTGGATAAAAGAAAAGCAGATGCCGAATTAATTAAAGATGAACTTGCAAAGGCATTAGAATTACAAAAGATTCGTGAAATAGAACGTGCTGCTGAACTTGCACGATTACAAGAAAATGTTAATAATACTAAAGAAGGAACACAAGCAAGATTAGATGCTGAAATTGAATTAAAAACAAAGATTCAGGAATTAGATATTGCAGATGCAGCAGCACAAGCAGAAATTAATAAAATCAGAAATCAACGTGCATTAGATACGAAAAATGCACAGATTGATAATGCGTTGGCAGAATACAATCTGAAAAAAGGTTTAATTGAAAAAGAAAAGATTGATGCATTTACCAAAGCACAAAGATTAATTGAAATTGCAAAACAAGAATCTGCAACATTAATAGAACAATTAAATGTTAAGCGTGATGCAGAAATTGAAGCAGCAGAAAAAGCTGGTTTGTCAACTGTTGAAATAAAACAGAAATATGCGATTCAGGAACAACAGATTAACAATGCAATAATACAATCTGAAAAAGATTTAGCAAAAGCAAAGGTTGAAGCAACTGTTCAAGCAGCAGATGCAATTGCTGATACTTTAATGAAAACAGCACAGCTACTTGGTGAACAAACTGGTGTTGGTAAAGCATTGGCAGTAATATCTGCAACGATTTCAACGATTACATCAGCACAGAAAGCATATGAAGCAACTATTGGTATTCCTTTTGTCGGACCAGTATTAGCACCAATTAACGCTGGATTAGCAATTGCAACTGGTATTAAGAATGTTAAAAAGATTATGTCTGTACAAGTGCCTAATGGTGGTGGTGCTGGAAGCAATGTTGCAATGCCAACTAATTCTTTTACTGGTGGTCAAACTGCACCATTAACACCACAAATGCAAACTACAATGCTTAATCAATCACAGATAAATCAATTAGGTTCAGCAACTAATCGTGCATTCGTTCTTGAATCTGATGTTTCAGGCAATCAAGAAAGAATCAGAAGATTAAACAGAGCAGCAAGAATTAACTAACTTAAAATAAATAAAAATGACATTACCAATTTACGAATTAAAGATTTCAGAAGATATCAATAATGAAGCAGAAGTTTCTTATGTAGCATTAGTTGATGAACCAGCAATTAAAAAAGATTTCATTGCATTTAAAGATGAATTTGTTGCACCATCAAAAGGTGAACATAAAACAGAATTTTTGCCACGATGTATTGCATATGTAATCAAAGAAGGTAAAGATTCAGACCAAGCAGTTGCAATATGTAATTCAATGTGGACCGAACATTTTGCAGATAACAAAATTTCTTTTGATTACGATGATACATTATCAACTGAACGTGGCAAAACATTGGCTAAAAAATTGATTGCAGAAGGTAATACAATCTACATCATATCAGCAAGAGATTCAAAAGATGGTATGCTGTCAACTGCATCTGAATTAGGAATTCCTGAATCAAGAGTATATGCAACTGGAAGCAATACTGCCAAAGTGCAAAAAGTAAAGGATTTAAATATAAATAAACACTACGATAATAATGCTGATGTTATTGCACAGTTAGATGGAATTGGTTCAAAGTTTCTTGAATCACATTCTTTTGCAATTATCAATGAAGAACAACGTATCATATCAGGTCCATTAATGTTGGCTGATGAATTGATTTATCGCAATAATGAAAAGTTTGGCGAACATTATGTCAAGTTTTCTGCACAAACAATTAGACAGATAGCAATCAAGTTTGCCAAAAAGAAATATATGAATCACGTTAATTTGATGCACGATTCTGAACAAAGGGTTAATGATGTAACTATGTTTGAATCTTTTATTGTTGATAAAAATCGTGGAATAATGCCAATGGCAGAATTTAAAGAAGTAGCAGATGGAAGTTGGTTTGGAAGTTTTTATGTTGAAAATGATGAAGTATGGCAAGATGTAAAAAAAGGCACTTACAAAGGATTTTCAGTTGAAGGAATGTTTGATTATGTTGAACCAATATCAGCCGAAGAAAATGCTTTGCAACAGATTTCAAAATTATTAAATGAACTAATCACAGATTAAATCCATTATATGTTATGAATGCAAAAGAAATCATTGAAAAGTTACGTTTAACATTTAACGAACTGGTAGCACCAGTTGCTGTTGCAAATCCAATTCAACTTATGGATGCCACATTATCAGATGGTACTGCAATTCAAATTACTGAAATGATTGTTGGTGGTATTGTTACAATAAATGGAACACCAGCACCAATTGGTGAATATGAATTATCAGATGGTACTTATATAATGGTAGGTGATAATGGTGCAATAACAGAAATTAAACAAGATGTTGCAGTTGAAACTGCTGCACCAATGCAAGATGAAATTGGTAATAAGTTTTCTGCAATAAATGAAAAATTTGCTTCATACGAAGAAAAGTTTTCTGCTTATGAGCAAAGATTTTCTGATTACGAAGTGAGATTAAACAAAGCAACACAAGTGATTGAAGGTTTATTAAACTTGACACAAACACTTGCAGAAACACCAACTGGTGTTCCTGATGCTTCAGTAAAATCTACATCAAGTTTTGCTGAAGAAAAGAAAGTAAAATCTTACGATATCCTATTTAGTTAAAAATTTAAAATAAAATAAAATGGCATTAAGTTTAGGCACATTAACTTCATACACAAAGCAACTTGTTAAACCACTTTTGACAAGTGCAGTTTTTGAAGCAAAGACACAACAAATGATTAAGGATGGTGGTATAGTTATACCTAATGCAAAATCAGTTGTTGCAATTCCTTTAATGGATACAGATGCAGTTTTTGGAACTGATTCTTGTTCTTTTGACCCATCAGGTACAACTACTTTTACACAACGTACAATTACAGTTGGTAAAATTAAAGTAGAAGAAAAAATCTGTCCAAAAGATTTAGAAGCATACTTCACACAAGAAGCATTAAAAGCTGGAAGCACATACGAAGATTTCGGAAATGCTGATTTCCAAACTGCTTACTTGAATAAGAAGAATGCAAGAATAGCTGCACAATTAGAAACTGCAATTTGGCAAGGTGATATTACTGGAAGTGGTGGTGCTAACTTAAACAAGTTTGATGGTTTATCAAAGTTGATTGCTGCTGGTTCACCAGTTGATGCTAACGTTTCAGGATATACTGGAGTAGCAACGATTACTACAATCACACAATCAAATGTGGTTGCTGCAACTGAAGGTATTTATAAAGCAATTCCAGCAGCAGTACTTGCTAAAGGTGATGTTAAGATTTTTGTTGGAAACGATTGGTACAGATTATTGATAATGGCTTACAGAGCATTAAATCTTTTCTCTTACAATCCACAAGATGCAAATGCTTCTTCATTCATCTTACCAGCAACTAATGTTGAAGTTGTTTCAACAAATGGTTTAAATGGAACTGGAGATGCTTACGCAATTTCTTTATCAAATATGGCAATGGCAGTTGATTTAGTTGACGAAGAAGGTTCATATAAGATGTGGTATTCTGAAGATAATAACGATGTTAGATTTAGAGTAGCATTCAAAATGGGTGTTAACGTAGCATTCACTAACGAATGTGTTAAGTTTATCGCAGCAATCTAAAAATTGGTTTAATAAATAAAAATGGTGGTGAAATATACACCACCATTTTTTTTAAATAAAAATTTAAAAATATAAATATGCCAAGTTGTGCAATTACATCAGGATATGCAATTGAATGTAGAGATTCAGTAGGTGGTGTTGAAACTATTTACTTAATTGAAAATTCTGCATTGTATGATGCTTCAGGAAATAGCCGTGTAACATCTGCATCAGGTGTTGTTACTGCTTTAACAAAAAATACTGGAAAAAGATTTTGGAAGTTTGAAGTACCACGTGGAACTGCTTCAACAAGCAATGGTATTTCATCATCACAAGAAAATGGAACATTCTTCTATACACATCAAGTTGTTTTCCCAATCAACCAGCGTAACGCAACAATCAGAAATATTGTTACAACACTTGGAAAAAATCGTGTTACTTTCGTAGTTAAAGAAGGTGATGGTTTATATAAGATGTTCGGTAAAGAATTCGGTTTAACACTTGATAATTCAGAAGGTGGAAGTGGAACAGCATTAGCGGATAGAAATGGTTATATGTTAACTTTTTCAAGTCAAGAAAGAGAAGATTTTTTAATAGTTCCTGATGCAATAGCAGCTACTTTAGAAACTGCTGGATAAAACTTTAAAATCCAAAAAAGAAAACCACCAACCAATTCAGTTGGTGGTTTTTTAGATTATGATAATACTTACACGAAATACAACCAATTACATTTACGTTACACCTTCAGAAAATACTGAATTGGTAATTACTATTTTTAAATTTATATTTACAAATCGTGTAACAAAAGATGTAAAAGAAATTTGGAAAACAAATATTTCTACAACGGAAAGATATCAGAAATTCAGTATTAACGTAAACACAGAATTCACTACTTTAGACAATGGATTTTGGGATTATAAAATTTATGGCTGTGCAAGTATAGGTGGCACACCTAACACACCATTACTTGAATCAGGATTTATGTATTTAAGAAGCAACACAGAATTTGAACCTGATGAATATAATGGGCAATCGAATACTTTCGTAACATATAATGGATAATATTTGTAACAAAAATGGCTAATAATTACCAACACATCGTATTACAATTTGACCAAGCTCAACAGCCAGTCTTTACTGAAAAGAAAGGAAAGGGATATGTTGAATATGGCAAAGACAATGACTATCCAAAATATTTGTTAAGTCTTTATAATAATTCACCAAAACACGGTGCAATTGTTAAGAGCAAATGCAATTACATTTATGGCAAAGGGTTTGAAGAAAAATCAATAATTAATTCTGCTGGTGAAACTTGGAATAGTGTATTAAGAAGATGCATAAAAGATGATGAACTTTATCGTGGTTATTATTTGCAAATTATTTGGAATCGTGCAAAGCAAGTTTCTGAAATATATCACATCGAATTTCATAAAGTCAGAGCATCAAAAGATTTACAGAAATTTTATTTAAAAAATGATTGGAACGATTATAAAGAAAAAATGCGTGAATATGATGCATTTAATTTGAATAATCCTTTTGGCAGTCAGATATTTTATTATAAGGAATACAATCCGTCCTTTGAAGTCTATCCTTTGCCAGTTTACTTTCAAGGGTTAAACTATATCGAATCGGATATTGAAGTTAGTCGGCACATTTTGGGAATGGCTAAACAATCTTTTGTTGGCAGTACATTAATCAATTTAAATAATGGTGACCCAATTAATGAAGAACATAAAGGTGAAGTTGAACGTGGATTGTTAAAGAAGTTTACTGGTGATGCAGGAAAGCGTGTTGTGATAATGTTTAATAAGTCAAAAGACAATGCTGCTGAAATTATTCCACTTGCCACAACTACATTAACTAAAGAAGATTTTACGAATGTAAATAATCTGATTCAACAAGAAATATTTGCATCGCATCAGATTGTTTCACCTACACTTTTTGGAATTAAAACAGAAGGTCAACTTGGTGCAAGAAATGAAATCAGGGATGCGTATGAGATTTTTAACAATGTTTATTGCCAAGAAAGGCAATTGCTTTATAATGAGATTTTTACGAAGTTTTGGAATCTATCAGGTCACGTTGGCGAATTAACTATTCAGCCAGTAGAACCTTTAAAATTTGAATTCAGCGAAAATGTAATGGTGGCGAATTTAACGCAAGATGAAATTCGTTCTTTGATGGGCAAAGAACCATTGCAGTCAACAGAAGTTACTTCTGATGGTAATGTTGCAGTTACTAATGATATTGCTGTTGTTACACCTATGCAATCAAACGATGCTATCAAGAATCTATCAGGCAGACAATATCAAAATGTAATGCGTATTGTTAGGCAGTTCTCAAACGGAAAACTAAATAAATCACAAGCATCATTGATGTTGAAGAATGGATTTAATTTTACTGATGATGATGTAAATGTTTTTCTTGGTATTGATGATTCACCAATTACAGAATTTGAGATTCAGAAATTTTCAATGTCAGAAGAAGAAAGGATTGTTTTGGAATTTGAACAATGTGGTGTTGATAGAAATGATTATCAATTTCATAAATCAGAATCTGTTGTTTCTAAATTTGCAATGGATTTAAATCAGAATGAAGCAAATGTTCTTGATTTGATTACAAAGGATAAGAATATTACACCTGAAGTTATTGCTAAATCTTTAAAGTTGGCAGTTACTGTTGTTAATGATATTATTAAAAAACTATCTGAAACAAAAGTAATAAATATAATACCTTCTAAAATCAATGCAGCACCAAAATATGAAGTTGTAAAACCAGTATCTGAATTAGGTGGTAAGAATGCAAAAACTACAAGAGTATTTATTGCTTATTCATATGAATGGCGTGTTGCTGATAATGGTAAACCTTCAAGACCATTTTGCGAAAGAATGTTGGCATTAAGTAGAACAAGAATGTGGACACGTTCAGACATCGAACAGATTTCTTTGCGTTTGGGTTATAGTGTATTTGATAGATGTGGTGGTTGGTGGACAATGCCAAACGGTATACATTCAACACAATGCAGACACGAATGGGTTAGTCATCTTGTAACAAAAAAATAGTATGAGCAAAAATATTCTTTTTCTTACTGAAGAAACATTTAAATCAAGAACTGGTGCATCTAATAACATTGATGGTAAACAGTTGTTTCCAATGATTAAAGTAGCTGCTGATATTCATATTCAACCAGCACTTGGAAGTAAGTTATACCAGCGTTTGCAAGATGGAATTACAGCTAATAATCTAACTGCCAATGAACAGTTATTGATTAACCAATATATTACAGATGCTTTGATATGGTACACGATGTCAATGCTGCCAATGATTATGGGATTTCAATTATTCAGCAAAGGATTCTTGCAAAAAACATCAGAAGAATCTTCTGCACCATCACGTTCAGATTTAGAATTGATTGAAGCAAAATATACTTCAATGGCTGAATTTTACAAAACAAGATTGATTAAGTATCTGCAAGAAAACTATACTTTGTTTTATGAATATATTAATACTGGAAGTGGATTCGATGTAATATTCCCTGAAGAAAAAGCGTACAGTTGTCCCATTTATTTAGGTGATAATTACGTAAGTGCAAATCCAAGATACGTAAATTCATCATCAGGTTACACATCACCAGCAATTGCATATTATACGGCAGTAGGTAATGAAACAACATTCAATGTTGCAGCGTTAGGTGGTCGAGAATGTTTGGTTGCAAGTAGGGGTGGTTTGGCTAAAATTATAACAAATGGACCAAATTCAAATACTGGTTACATTCAAATCGTTGGTCAGGTGGTTACACTTCCAACTGGTGACATTGCTTTAGCTGGTGAATTATTTTCATTCTTATATAGATAAATATGAGTAAAGGATATAAAAAAGAATATGTTGATAAAGTAAAAAGTAAGTTTAATGACATACAACGAAATAGTAAATTATCTGACAAGTCTATTGCAAAGCCACGCAATGATAAACACGGTAAGATTTGCAACACCAACTGAATGGTTGGCTTGGGATGAGCAACCAATACTTCCAGTTGCTTTATTTGGTATCAATCAAGGTAACATTAATTTAGGTCGTGAAATAACTTATCAAATAACCTTTTGGTATTTAGATAAAAGTGGTGTTGAAGGTGAATTTGAAACTGATGTAATTTCTGACCAACATCAAATTGCTGGTGATATAATTTCAACAATAAGACAAAATCGTTTATTAGTTATAGATGAAAATATAATTTGGAATGCAGTTAGTGAAAAGTTTGAAGATTATTTATCAGGCGTGACAATGACATTTAACATATCAACAAAAGGCGAATTTAACGCTTGTGATTTCCCAACAAAATCTTAAATATGAAATACATTTTATCAGTTTTATTTTTGTTTTTTTTCTTTTCAGGTTTTACGCAGATTTATCAGGAAATGCCACAATATGGTTATCGTGCTAATCGTATGGCATTTGATTCTACATTGCAGATTCCAACTGTGTGTGGTGTACCAACATTAAAATCTGTTGTGTCAGTAAATAAGAAAGCAGCAATTGCATTTGATTCATGCAATAATAAATTTTATACTTACAATCCAAAGACATTAACTTGGTCAGAAGTTTCAGGTGGTGGCGCAACGCCATCACTTCAAGATGTGGCAACTGTTGGAAACACTTATGACAATGGATATGCTATTGTTGAATTAAATAAAGAAATTGCTGGTACTAGTGGCAATTATCCTTTTTATTTTATTGGAAATGAAGATATAATCAATAGAACATCATACATAGGTTTTGAAAATGATGATGTAAAATTAAGAGTTGAACAAACTGGACAATTTGGTAAAGGAATAAATATTAATTCTAAATCATTTAATATATATAATAATGATTTAAGTAGTTCAATTGATTTAGATACAAGTGGATTAAAAATAGTTAAATTTTTAAATGGTCAAAGTGCTAAATTAGCATTTCATACAAGAACTCCATTTGCTACTGATTATATTGCTTATATGCCAGTTGGTTATAGTAATAGAACAGATACACTTGCTACATTAGATAATGTTAGATATAGCGTAATTGATACTTCAAATAGATTTGTAAATAATATAACAAGAACATCAGGCAAAGATTCAATCATATTCTTTATAGGTTCAACACGTTACGCTATAAAAGATAGTGTTGGAACTAATCCAGCACCAGTAGGTTATTATGGTGCTTGGCAAGATAATGTTACACAAACTGCTGCTGTATCTAATACAGGATATGCTATGATATTTAGAACTATAGATTTATCCAATGGTGTATCTGTAGTTAGTAATGGAACTAATCTAACAAGAATAACATTTGCAAATACTGGAGTATACAATCTGCAATTTAGTAGTCAATTTCAAAATGCTGATAATGCTCAACACGATATAACAGTATGGTTAAGATTAAATGGAACAGATGTTGCAGGTAGTGCTGGATTAATTTCTGTACCTGCAAGAAAATCAGCAGGTGCAGGTAATGAAGGGCATTTAATAACAGGGTGGAATTATGTGCTTAGTGTAGTAGCTGGGCAGTATTATGAATTAATGTGGAGTACAACTAATGCTGCAAATGTTACAATGCAATTTTATGCTGCTGGTAGTCCCCCACCATCAGCAGCTTCAGTTATTATGACTGTAACACAGCAATCAGGTATAATGGCTGGTACGGGAATTACTGCTATAAATTCCCTAACTGGAGCAGCACAAACAATGGTGACTGGAACAGATAGTACAGATTTTAAAATAGTTTCTACTGGAACAACACATAAGTTTAACTTACCTACTGCATCTGCCACTAATCGTGGTGCATTATCATCAGCTAACTGGAGTACATTTAATAGCAAGTTAGGTGCATCTGACACGGTTTCCCTTTCATCAAGAATAGATTTGCGTGTTAAATATACAGACACTGCAACAATGCTTACACCGTACCTACGCAAGATAGACACTACCAATAGATTCGTTAACAACATTTCCAGAACAGTAGGAAAGGATTCAATAATATTTAATATAGGCAGTACACGTTATGCTATTAAAGATAGTGTGGGAAGTGGAACATCTTACACATTCTCAACAGGTCTTACTAATTCATCAGGAACAGTTACAAATAATCTATCTACTGGTGTAAGTGGTGGGCAGTCTGTTGTTGGGGGAACTGCTGCAAGTAATTCCCTTACATTATCATCAACAAGTAATGCAACAAAAGGTAAGTTGTTGTTTGGAACATCAGCATATGATGAAGTAAATAATCGTTTGGGAATTGGTACGGCATCACCAGTAACAAACCTTCACGTTAGTTATTCTGATAATTCATATATACAAGGAATGGTATTGCAAAATACTAATTCTGGCACAACTGCAATTACTGGAATGCTATTAAGAAATGCTGCTGGTACTTATGTTGGTCAAGTATCATACTATCCATCAAATTATATTATTGCTGCACAAGCAAATTCAGTTTCATTGGGTTCTGTTGACCAGCAAAGATTATCATTTGGTGCAAACACATCTGGAACTGGTTCTGCTCAAGATATAACATTTTCAACTTTTGGCACTAATTCAACTTACCAAATGCAAATAAAAGGCAATGGTAATGTGCAGATAAATACTAACACAGACGCTGGGTATAGATTTGATGTAAATGGTACTGCAAGAGTGCAAGGTGCATTGAACTTTAATCCAACCAACACAGCATCAGGTACAACTGGAAATCAGACAATAAACAAAGCAAGTGGAACAGTAAACATTGCTGCTGCTGGAACAACAGTAACAGTAACCAATTCACTTGTATCAGCTACATCAATAGTTTATGCAGTTATAAGAACAAATGATGCTACTGCAACGATTAAGAACGTAGTACCAGCTGCTGGTTCATTTGTAATAAATTTAGGTGCTGCAACAACAGCAGAAACATCAATCGGATTTTTCGTAATAAATTAAAATATATGAAAGCAATTCAACCAGTATCAATTTGGGCAAATGGTGTTAATTCCCAAGCAACACAATTATCATTAACTATTATCAATGATAATCTTGACACTTCAGCAACACTTTACTATCAATTATTAACTGAAGATGGAACGCAATTAGCACAAGGAAACTTGACTATTGATGGCGAAGAATATCAGACTTGGGGTGAAGCATCTGATATCAATAGTGAGGCGTATTCAATCGCAGCAACAAAATTATCATTAATATTATTAGATTAAAATGGAACAAAATACGCATCCTTTTTTAGCTGCATTAAGTAGTGTTATTAGTCTAACATCAGCATCCATTTGTTTAATTACTGCATCTGATGTTCAGCCATATTTCACACTTGCTGGTTCAATTATTGCAATAGCATCAGGTATATTCGCAATCAGGTATTATTATTTCGCAACAAAAAAAATAAAATAAAATGAATTCATCAATTTTTACTTTAAACAAAACAGATTTTTTAAAGGGATTAATCGTTGCTGTAATTACAGCAGTAATCACGGTAGCTTATAATACTGTTCAAACTGGAACATTAATCTTTGATTGGAAACAAATTTCAACTGCTGCTGCTTCTGCTGCACTTGCTTACATTATGAAAAACTTGCTTACAAATTCTAATGATGAATTTTTAAAGAAAGAAAAATAAATGACTAAACGTGACGTTGTCCGTGGTTACTTAAAAAAGTATCCAAAATATCCAAACCTTAAGATAGCCAGAATAATCTATTCTGAAAATAATTTATTGTTCAAAGATGTAGAATCAGTAAGAAGTATTGTAAGGGATTTAACTGGTAATAATGGTAAACAAAAAAGAACTGAAGTTGATGATAGATTTAAGACACAAGCAAAGCCATTAAATCCATATAACCTACCTGAATCACACGAAGAAAAGCGTGAAGCATTCGTACTGCCTAAATCTTGCAACAACATTCTTTTAATATCAGATTTACACATTCCTTATCACAATATACAAGCAGTTACAATTGCACTTGATTATGGTAAGCAACATAATGTAAACACTATATTCATCAATGGTGATTTAATAGATAACCATCAGGTGAGCAGATTTGAAACAGACCCAAAGAAAAGAAGCGTTAAGCAAGAATTTGATGCTACAAGACAATTTCTTGTTTCACTTCGTGAAGCGTTTCCTGATGCTTCTATTTACTGGCTAAAAGGAAATCATTGTATCCGTTGGGAAAAGTTTTTGCTGATGAAGGTTAGAGAAATTTGGGATGATGAATACTTTCAACTTGAAGAACGATTGCAATTGAATTCTGTTAAAGTAAAATTACTTGACGATAAAACTTTAGTCAAAGCTGGTAAGTTATCAATCACACACGGACATCATATTTTCAAAGGTGTATTTACACCAGTTAATCCATCACGTGGTGCATTTTTAAGAGCAAAGCAAAGTTTGATTGTTGGTCACTTACACAGAGCATCGCATCACCCTGAAGTTGATTTAGATGGCAAGATAATCAGTTGCTGGAGTACTGGCTGTTTGTGTGAACTAAAACCTAATTATTCACCAATGGTCAGCAATGCTCAACACGGATTTGCACATATAATTGTTGAAGGTAATGGTGATTACACGGTCAAAAACTATCAGATTGTTAATGGTAAAGTACATTAAAATGGAAACAAAATTAATAATTGAAGAAGTTGCTGAACCTGAAGAAATCGAAGGTGAAGTATTATTATCATCATCACACGATTACATCACATCAGCAGTTAATGCGTTATCAATAATTGATGGTTTAGATGTTACGTTAATGAGTAAGACAGATGAAAATCGTATCAGGAAAATTAAAAGACAATCGTTAAGATTAATTTCACATTACATTAATGAAATTTATGAAGAAACTTTTGATGATAGTGCTGGTAGCAACAACGATGAATAGTTGTTATACATCAAATAAGGCGAATAAAGACATTAACAAAGCATTTATAAAATATCCTGAACTTGTTGCTAAAAAAACAAGTGAATGGTTTCCGTGTGATATTCAGATTTTAAAAGTTGATTCATTAAATAACATAAAATCAGATTCAATTATTAATGATTTAAACAATAGAATTCAAAACATTCACGATACAATTAACAATATAATTTATCGTGCTGATTCTGTTAAAAGTAAACTGCAAATTAAAAAGATACAGAAAGAATTAATGATTGCTAATAAGTTAATAAATGAACTCAAACAATCGCAACCAGTGTTTATTTATAGAAGTATTAAAATCAAAGATTCTGCAAGAATATATTATCTTGATTATGAATTAAATCAAACAAAAAAATCAGAATTAAATTATCGAAATAAGCAAGAGCAATTACTAAAGATTAGCATTTGGTTGATAATTGCATTAGGCGTTTCTTTGTTTTTTAATTTTAAGAAAAAATGAATCCAAGCCAAAATTGTATAAACTTAATAAAGCAGTTTGAAGGGTTTCGCAGTAAAGCGTATTTAGATGCCGTTGGTGTGCCAACAATTGGTTATGGTAGTACTATGTGGAATGATGGAAAAAAAGTCAAATTAGGCGAAACAATCACTTTAGATGGTGCTGGTGTGTTGTTGTATTGGCAAGTAAATAAAATGTGTGTAATGCTTGATACATTAACATTGAATCAAAATCAATACGATGCACTATCTTCGTTTATCTATAATGTTGGAAGTGGTGCATTTAGTAAATCAACTTTACATAAAAAAGTTAAAGCCAATCCTAAAGATGAATCAATCAGGAATGAATTTTTAAAATGGAATAAAGGTCGTGTAAATGGTGTACTTGTTGAATTAAAAGGGTTAACTAAAAGAAGATTAGCTGAATCTAATTTATATTTTTCGTAGTTTTGATTTCTCATTATTTGGTTTTTGTAACCTGATGTTTCTACATCGGGTTTTTTTATGCCTGAAAGTCAATGTGGTATTGGTTTTCAAAAATATTTTAAAATTATTTTGAAAAATGTTTGAATTTTATTTGGTGAAATCAAATAAGTTTATGTATCTTTGATTTATCAAACAAAAACAAATAACCAAAAAATCAAAAAAATGAAAGGAATTCAAACATTAAGAACAAAATTAATTACAGATAGTAACATTACAATTACTGCTGAATTATTAGAAATCAAAGGAAATTTTGCAATTATATTTTTTGACAATAAAATTGTAAGAAGAAAAATCAAAACAAGTTATGATGGTACTAAATATATTTTTCCAAATGGATATTATTCAATGTGTCCATCATTTGAAATATAATCATACTGGGGTGCAGCATCCACAAAACTGCATTTTTTTAATTCAAATAATAATCATACATTTATCAAACAAAAATCAAAAATGAAACAATCCACTAAAGACACAATCGTTGTAACAATCATTATTCTAATCTGCTTATTCGCAGAAAACTTTATAAAATTTTAACGGTGGTTTCGTACAACCAATTACAAATTAAATGGAACAAAAAAAATCACGTGGTGGCAAACGACAAAATTCAGGTCGCAAACCATCAGGAATCAAAAAGACACCAGTTACTATTTATGTTGCAAATTCAACATTAGATTTAACTGATAAAAACCAATTGCGAAACAAAATTTATAACTATTTAAAAAATCTAAAAGATGATACTGGAACAACAATTTAACTACAATGACCAGCAGCAAGATGTAACTATTCACATAATGGTTGATTATCTTCCTGAAACTGGTGTGAATGATTTGCTGAACATATCAATCACAGACCATTCTAATGGTGGTATTAATATCGTTCTATCAGATGTTATGAATCAGTACTTCAGCAAACAAATGGAAGAAATGATTGATAGTGTTAACTGGTATGAACTTTACAGAGAAAAAAAAATTGAATACTCAAATCCTGAATATTAAAAACAATGGAAAAAAATCAAACTGCAATGCAGATTCTAATTGAAAAAATGAAACAAGAATTACTGCATTTAGACAAAAAAGATGCTGCAAGTATGTTGTTAGTATCAACAATCAGATTAGCTGATTTATTATTAAGTACAGAAAAAATTCAAATCAAACGTGCTTTTAATGATGGTGAACAGAATGTGTGGGATAGGCACAAGAATGAAGATGATTTTGAATTTGAAGATGCACAAGATTACTATAACAAAACATTTAATGAATCAAAAACAATTACAAACAAAATTGAAATTTAAAAACATAGTTTCAATATTAGTAAATCAATCAAAAACCAAAAAATATGCACAAATCAAACAATCTATCAGAGTTGGCAAAATCAATGATTCTATTTCAAGTAAAAGTGGAATCAATAAAGAAGGATGCAAAGAATCCATTCTTTAAGTCAAGTTACGCATCTTTATCAAACATCTTGGATGCTATCAAAGAACCATTAATTGAATCAGGTTTATCAGTATTACAATTCCCTACTGGTGATTATGGTTTAACAACCATTCTACTTCACGAATCAGGTGAATATTTGAAATCAGAATATTCAATGCGACCAGTTAAGGACGACCCACAAGGCAGAGGTTCAGCCATTACATACGCAAGGCGTTATGCATTAGCATCTGTATTATCATTGAATATTGATGAAGATGATGATGGTAATACTGCAACTTATGGTGGCAAGAATCCACAAGAAGCAGAAGATAACAACAAGCAATGGTTGAACAAAGGCAGCAAAGATTTTGATAATGCAAAAGAAAAGCTATCTGCTGGAAAGATTACAATTGCTGATGTTAGGAAGCATTACAAAGTTTCAAAAGAAGTTGAATCATTATTAATCAATAATTAAAAATTAAAACTATGTACGAATTACCAGTAGTTAACAACCAGTTAACGAAATCGCAATTAAAATTTATAGCTGAAGATTTGGCTGAAAAATTAACTGAATCAGGTAAATTGATTGAGTCAATCGAAACATTTGCAAAGGTTGAATGGTTGATAAAAGAACTAAAATCGAATTCAGATTATATTGATGCGTTACGTGATGAAGTTGCAAAATTCGGTAAGCAAGTTGTAACCTCATATGGAACTAAAATCGAATTGGCTGAAGTTGGAACGAAATACGATTACACAAATTGTGGTGATTTAGAATACAATCAATTAATGCAGCAGATGGAATCATTAGAGACTGCGATTAAAGAACGCCAAACGTGGCTTAAATCAATTCCAGCATCAGGTATGGATATTCTTATAGGTGATGAAGTTTGCCGTGTTTATCCGCCATCTAAATCATCTACATCATCAATCAAAACAACCATTGCAAAATGATTTGGTTGTATTTAAAACACGATGTCATTGGCAGTTGCAGTAATAAGGTTTATGGCAAGAAAAATGATAGGATTCATATTTTAAAAAATCAACACGATATGATTCTTGTTCAGCACGAAAATGGAAGTAAATTTTTTATCAAAGAATCTGATTACTCAACTGCCATTGATATCATAAATCCTAAATTAAAATGAAAAAACAATTTTTTGAACACGAAGAAGAAAAACAATCTTATGATTTAAAATCAGATTTGTATAAAAGGTTTTTAGAGTATAATCAAGTGAATCCTGAAATTTATAAAATGTTTAAAAAGTTTACATTTGAAGTAATTAAATCAGGTTATCAAAATTGTGGAAGTCAGATGATAATTGAAAGGTTACGCTGGGAATCAATGATTGTTGCTAAAAACGATAAGTTTAAAATCAATAATGATTACGCTGCATTTTATTCACGAAGGTTTATGATGGAACATCCGAAGTATAACAACTTTTTCAGAATCCGTTCTTCAGTAGCTGATGAACTTAAATTAAAAGATTTATGATTTGTCAACCTTGCATCAGCACATTAACTGGAACTGTATTAAATTTAAAACCTGATGAAATTATAATTGATGTTTGTAATTACTATAATGAAAATATTGATTTAGTATTAAGCAAAAGAAGGGATTTACATTTGGTTACGATTAGGCATAAGATATTTGATTTGTTGTATTCTAATTTTGACAATAAAATATCATTGAAGGTAATAGGTGAATTGCTTGGAAATCGTGACCATTCAACTGTTATCAATGGAATAAAATGCGTTAAAACATATTGTCAAGTTTATGCTGATTACAGATTTGAGTACCAAAAATTGCATATGAAAATTTATGGCAGTTTGAAGTATTTTAAACATTAATTCTTATATTTGTATCACAATTTCGTTACGTAGTAGAAGCCGAAACGAAATATTTATTTCAACTTTAAAGGGTTTGTAATGCTTCTACCATTGCACACCCTTTTTTTATTTAATGAAAAAAGATACGTTTTACTTTTCGCACGATTACAATGCACACAATGATGTGAAGATTCTTTTCTTAAGGCAGCAACTTGGAATGGAAGGTTATGGCATCTACTGGTTTTTAAT